CAGACATCAACGGTGCTGTTGGCGATATTGGTACACAATCAATCACATTTACTGCCAACTCAACAGTTGCAGTAGCCACAACAGGTACTTTCTAAACAACTAAAAAAGGGGCACAGCATGGCAAAGTTAAAAGTAACAAGGGCAGATGGATCAGTTGGGGAATACCCAATCACTCCATTGGTGCAATACGGTTTTGAGATGTACGCCAAAAAGGGCTTTCACAAGGCGTTCATCGAAGACCAGAAGCAAAGCGATATCTTTTGGCTAGCTTGGGAATGTATCCGCCGTTCGGGTGAAACTGTTAAGCCATTCGGAGAAGCATTCATCGAAACTTTGACTTCGGTCGAGGTGTTAGATGATGACCCTTTGGCTTAGGGCGCGACTCGATCACCTATCTGATTGCTAAATTAAGTGTCAGACTCGGGATCGCGCCACAACAATTATTAGAGCTAGATGAAGTGATGTTAAAGAACCTAATCAAGGTTCTACAGGAAGATGCAAAGGAGATAGCCAATGCCAGCAACCGTCAAAGGCGGCGTTGAACTCCGTAAGGCACTTCGCAGATTCGCACCAGAATTAGGCAAAGAAACACAAAAGGAAATTGCTAGCGTTTTAAAGCCTGTTGTAAAAGAAGCTAGAGGCTATGTCACGGTTTCGCCATTAAGTAACTGGGCGCGTGAAGGCGGCAAGTTTCCTGTGTTTAACGCATCTATCGTCAAGCGCGGTATTGGTTACAAGACAACACCATCAAAACCTAATCGCAGAGGCTTTACAGCATTAGCGCAGATTCGCAACCGTTCAGCAGCTGGTGCTATCTATGAAACAGCAGGTCGCAGAGCGCCAGGCACAAAGCCATCATCACGCCCTAACTTTGCACAGGCAATGGGCCCACTTACAGGGTCAGGCAAAGAGCGTGGTCGCTTAATTTATAAGGCTTGGGAAAATGACAAGGGCAATGCTACAAAGGCTGTTCTAAAGGCTATTGACAATGCTGGTAAGACTTTCAATCGAATGGTAGGCACTCGCTGATGGCTAATGTAGTAATTGATATTGCAGCCGAATATACCGGCAACAGAGCATTCAAGCAGGCTGAAACTGCTACATCTAAACTAGAAAAGTCCGTTGCCAAGTTAGGCAAGCAACTTGCTGGAGTCTTTGCAGCTTCTAAGTTATACGCATTTGGCAAGGCATCAGTCAAAGCATTCGCAGCAGATGAAAAGGCTGCACGATCTTTAGCTTTAGCCCTAGCCAATACAGGTAATGCCTTTGCAACCATTGGTGTAGAAAACTTTATTGCTGATTTACAGCGCGCCACAGGTGTCCTTGATGACAATCTTCGCCCAGCATTTAGAACCCTTCTTACAGCGACAGGCGATGTTAAGAAATCACAAGATGCCTTAGCACTCGCTTTAGATATTAGCGCTGGTACAGGAAGAGATTTAGGGCAAGTATCTGTTGCCTTAGCGCGTGGATTCACAGGTCAGACAACAGGACTTAGCCGTTTAGGTGCAGGATTATCTAAAGCCACCCTCAAAACTGGTGACATGAATGTCATTGTTGGTGAACTTACAGATAAGTTCAAGGGTCAAGCATTAGCTGCTGCACAAGGCTATTCAGGTCAGATGGATCGCTTAACAGTTGCATCTAATAATGCTAAGGAAATTATTGGTAAAGACTTACTAGATGCAATGTCATTGGTGGCTGGTCAAGAAGGTATTGGCGGCGCAGCAAGTGCGATGGAAAACTTTGCGAAACAAATTGGTGATGCAATTTATGGCATTGGTGTTTTAACAGCCAAAATTAAAGCATTGCCAGGCGCAGGCTTTATTGGTGATATTTTAGCTGCTGGAGTTCAATTTTCAGGATTAGGACTTCTTTCCAAATATGGCAGGTCACAAAAGGCTACACCAGCACAATCTCCAGGTGAACGCAAGAAGATAGATCAAATCAATAAAGATGCCATAAAGTTCCAGAAGCAACAGAATGATTTGAAGAAAATTGATAATGCCAATACTGCTCGAAAGATTGCCCTTACAGGCGATGAACTAGCCCTCAAAGAGCTAGAAAAGAAGTTTGATGTAGAGCGCATTGGCTTATACACAGCACTTAATCAGACTACTGATTCAGAGACAAAGATGCGCCTTCTATCTTTGGTGGCTATCCATGATCAAAATACTGCTATGGCTGGCTTAATTAAGAAGTCAAGCGAAGCGGAAAACGCCTTTCAAGTACTTATCGAAGCACTTAGGTCAACAGTTAGATCTATACTTGACAAGATTGCACCTGAATTAAAACAAATTCAAACATTGACCACGACTGGACCAAATACACCAATAGAAACACAACGAGCCATTGTTCGTGAAAAACTTGATCGTGTAATGCCATTCATCTCAACATTGCCGAGCAGACTAGCTGAAATTAATACCATCAAATGCTGAGGCATTTATTATTGGTTCAGGAATCTTCGGGGTTAATGTTCTAGCTGATAGCGCAGCAGTCATTGTTGATGTGTCTAATCAAGTCGATTCAGTTCAGACCAGCAGAGGGCGCAATGCACAGGCAGACCAATTCCAGACAGGTCAATTAACCCTACGCATTGTGGATCAAAACGGCGATTTCAACCCACAGAATACTGCCAGTCCTTACTATGGGTTACTCAACCCAATGCGCAAAGTTGCAATAACAGCCACTTGGAACTCAGTTACTTACCCAATTTTCTCAGGCTTTATTACAGGCTATTCAACAACAACACCTAAGTTCACAGGCGATATTGTCTACACAACCATTACAGCTGTAGATGCCTTTAGACTTGCACAGAACGCACAGATTTCAACAGTCACAGATTCAGGCGCAGGGCAGTTATCAGGTACTCGCATCAATAAGATTCTTGACCAAATCGGATGGCCTGCTTCTATGCGTGACATCGATGCTGGACAAACAACCCTACAGGCAGACCCAGCAACCCCTAGAACGGCTCTAGAAGCCATGCAGACGGTCGAAATCAGCGAGTATGGCTCTTTATATGTAAATGCTTCCGGCGAGTTCGTATTTCAGGACAGAGCCTTTACAACAAGCAGCGTAAATGCCACGCCAGTTGTATTCAATGACGATGGCACAGGCATCCCTTATTTCAACGCCGTGTGGCTTCTCAACGATGTGCTTATCTATAATTCAGCCCAAATTACTCGCACAGGTGGCACAACCCAGAGCGCTATCAATCAGGCATCTATTGACAAGTATTTCGTTCACTCTTACAACCAGCAGAACCTTCTTATGGAAACCGATGCAGTTGCCCTTGATTATGCTCGGGCTTATGTGGCATCTAGAGCTGAAACCACGACCCGATGCGATGCCATCACCCTTGACCTTTATACAGACAGTTACGATGCAGGAATTACAGCTGCTCTAGACCTAGAGTTTTTTGATCCTGTAACTATCACAACGACACAACCAGGCTCATCAGCCTTGACTAAAACTTTGCAGGTGTTCGGCGTAGCTCACAGCATCACGCCTAATTCTTGGAAAACCCAATTCACAACCCTAGAGCCAATTATCGATGGATTCATCATTGGATCATCTTTATACGGTATTCTAGGCACTAGCGTTTTAAGTTACTAAGGAGATATAATGCCAACTTTTCCAGCAGCCACAGGTGATGTGCTTACAGCCAACATGTATAACGGGCTGACTAGCTTCACAGTTGGTACAGCTAACACGAGCGATTACACAGCAGTCCTAGCAGATCAATACCAAGTGCTAGAAATTATGAATAAGGCAACTGCTATTGCGTTCAAGATTCCTACTAACGCATCTGTTGCTTTTCCTATTGGTACTGCAATTACAATTTTAAACATTGGTGCAGGACTCTGCACAATTTCAGCAGTGACATCAGGCACAACAACAGTGTTAAGTGCTGGCGCAACAGCAGCCGCACCAACTCTTGCACAATACAAAACAGCAGTTTGTATTAAAACTGGTACAGATACTTGGTATGTCGTAGGTGCAATCGCATAATGTTAAACATTGTTTCTGGATTAGTCGGCGGAGCAATTCCGCCTGCTGCTTTATCTGTTGAGTATTTACTCATTGCAGGCGGCGGTGGTGCAGGTGGTAACCGCGGCGGTGGTGCAGGTGCTGGTGGATATTTAACTAACTCACTTGCTAGCCCTTCTACTGGTGTCAACTACACAGTAACTATTGGCGGCGGTGGAGCTGGTGGAGCTAATCAAGATGGCACACAAGGTTCTAACTCTGTATTTTCTTCATTCACTGCAACAGGCGGCGGTAGAGGCACAGGCATTGATTCAGGCAATGGTGGTAATGGCGGCTCTGGTGGCGGCTCTGGTGGTTCTACTTCATCAAACTATTCAGGTGGTACAGCGACAGCAGGTCAAGGAAGTAATGGCGGCGGTTCAAATGCTGCTTTTTCAACAGGCGGCGGTGGCGGTGGCGCAGGCGCGGTAGGTGGCACTGCTACTAGCACAACAGCACCAGCAGGCGGTGATGGTTTAGCATCAAGTATTACTGGCACATCTGTTACTCGCGCAGGCGGCGGTGGCGGTGGCGGTGGTCTAACAGTTGGTCTTGGTGGCGCAGGCGGCGGTGGTAATGGTGGCCCTGGTATTTCGGGAACAGGTACAACTGGTGACAATGGCGTAGCTAATACAGGCGGTGGCGGTGGCGGCTCTGGTCGTATTGCTAATGGTGCTAATGGCGGCTCAGGTGTTGTTATTCTCAAATATCCTGATAACTACACAATTACTATTGGCGCAGGTTTAACAGGATCAACTGCATCTATAACTGGATACAAAGTTACAACTGTTACAGCAGGCACAGGAAATGTGAGTTGGGCATAATGGCACATTACGCATTTTTAGATGGAAACAACATTGTCACAGAAGTTATTGTTGGCATCGATGAATCAGAACTTATCGAAGGCTTAGATACAGAAACTTGGTATTCAAATCTAAGAGCTCAAGTATGCAAAAGAACTTCTTACAATGGCAAGATTCGCAAGAACTTTGCTGGTATTGGTTATGAATATGATTCAGTTCGTGATGCTTTTATTGCACCAAAGCCATCGAAAGCAACAGGCTTCGATGAAGATACTTGCCAATGGATAGTTCCTGATGAAGCCGATTCTCTGTAAAGCAGGGCAACAACTTCGTGAGCAGAT